AGAACCATCGTATATCTTTGCAATATGATTTCCTGCACCACCAGAGGTGTCTATCCATACCAAGCCTTCCGCTACAGAAACAGCCGGTTCTGTTGCTGATGCGTGGATAGCATTTACAGCTATGTCAACAGATGGAAAGGATTGCTTTACAGCCCGTTTGACGGTTCTTATTTGATCGTCACCCTCAGATACATCATCACTAGCTGTAGGATCAGTTATAGAAAGTTCGTCAATATAATTCGCTGGATCTAATGCCATTATGGATATCCTGTAGTGTTCATAACCCTCAACTCAGAACCTGAGTGACGGTCAAAGATGTCTCTTTCTTGTAAGTCTTGCGCTACCTTCTCTAGCATAGTAGCCCATAGCTGAACCCTACCATCGTTCATCAGGAAAGGTTCTGCTTCCAATAACGCCCCGTATAAATAGATATCTGGATTCTCTGTCAGCATTGTTTCTGTAGTATTAGAGTCAGATAGATTATCAATCTTTTTCAGATAAAGCATAGAAGTAGTATAAGCCGCATCTGGCGATGGGCCTACCCTAATCTTTCTTGTACCGGCATCAGAAAACAAAGTAAAGGCTTGCGGTCTCCCACCAGTGCTACCAGCCCACACCCTATTCATCATTTCTGGTGTGATATAAGATAATGCAACTATTGGGGAGGTCGTTAAATGAAATTCCTTCATCCCCGTAAATCCCGCAGGAAGGCTGTAATCCCTCGTACCACCAACCATCGTAATGGCTGTGCTTACATTCTCCATAAGGGATATACGCAGATTGCGATTCATTTTCGCCTCTGCCAAAGCTATAAACTCTGGTATCCTGTCGGTCAGATCATCCCTGTCGAGCCAGTTGGCTACAGCGGTCTGTAGCTCGCTGTAGGTGCTAATAGCCATTAGACGTTACGGGCTGAGAAGAATACGTTCTGATTTAAGATTGGATAATTTCTTTGTGTGCGTCCTGCGACACCGAATGCGTATAACCACATAATTAAACCCTCGTTGGTGTAGTTCTAAAATATTTATTATCTGGATCGTTTAGATACTTCTTCATAAGTTTATGATCTTTCTCTATCGCCCCGTTTGTTTCTTTCATCCATTGCGCCCATACATTCGTTGGAATGGATGCTACCCTTACCCCATCTCCCGCCTTACCAAAGGTTCCTTTATCACCATAGTTGTTATAAGCCGTCTTATTCTCTTCCAGAATCGGCCCAACATCCTGATGGGTATTGATAGTAAATTCAGTTTCATCCGCATTGGGATGAAACGTGGTTACTGGGGTTGGATTATCTTTCATTGTAAATGATACCTTGGATCATTACCTTCTGCTATTCTATTAACCCTCTCCTTTAGAGAAGGTGGCTTTTTTTTGCTAGGCTTTTGGGACTCCTTCTTCTCCAAGTCCTTTATAGCCTTTTTCAAATCTTCCTTGGAAACCATGCTTGTTCCTTTAAGGGCAAAGCCCCCCGAAGGGGGCTAAACCTGTTCTTACTTTGCGCTCTTGATCTGACCGTTGCCAAGACCATTCTTTGCTCGCAAACCATACTCAGCAATCAAAAGTTGCTTCACACTATCACCAGACTTGGCGAGAGATTCTGTACGGAAGGGGCGTAAATAATCAACAGACCACAGATCGTAATCAATGAAATCACACTGCCCTGACGGCATAAAGCGATTAGGCACAACCTTAAACGTACCAAAGTCAGTAACCAGAACATCTACTGAATTAACAGCAGTGATCGAGTCTTTGCCCTTGATATCTCCACGGGGAGTCGCAACAACGCCACCACCAACAGAACTAGAACTTATAGTTCCTTTAATGGTGCCAGTACACATCATTATGTCAGGTGTGCCGCCCAAGTCCCAGATACGGGAAACGCATTCGTTTACCATAGCAAGGGTCATGGTCGTGCTTGCGCCACCAGAACCGGCACTTGTCGTACCATCTGGGTAGGTTGAACTACCACTGTTAGCAAGACCCGCGCCAGTAGATGCGGCTATGACTGGAGACGTTGAAGTGCTGCTAGTACCAATCCAAGTACAGAAAGATGCGCTCTCTCTGGCAGTACCAGAAGAACCCGCAACCTTAGCCGTACCGTCAAGCAGCATAGTTTCCATATCACGCTTCATTTCCTTAGCGCGTTTGGCAAGCTGATAAGCCTGAGTTGACTTTCTACCAGCAAAATCCACTGCTTCCGCAGTTCCTGAACTTTGGACCTGTGTGGCCGATATTTGGGTATAATTACTCAAACGCCTCGGCTCTGTTGCAGCCGTACTGGCATAGTCATTACCCTCTATCTGCCTATTAGCGGCGGTTGACGATAACTCATCTGTCTGCCATTCAAAGGTCGTGTTGTCACATGAACCCCTACCTACACCATTTAGAAACGGCGTATCCGTAGGGCTTAAATTGTATATAATATTACTCAGGTCTTCTCTAATGCCGATAGCACTAAAGGTTTCCCTAGTATTTGTAGGAACAGCCATAGCTTTTCCCTCCTTTGTTAAAGTTCTACAAAATCCTCAAACAGACTAACCGCGTCATCAACGTGGCCTGACTGTTGGAGACGTTTCATTTGTGCAGTACGTTTGGATTTATCGGACCCCTTTTTAGAAGTTCCAGCACCGGCCCTAATAACCCTTGGTTTATTTTTCAGCTTCTTGGATTTTACATTAGACTTCTGTAATTGATCATACTTCTGAGCTTTCATTAAAACCAATAATGATCGGTGGTCAACAAGAGAGTTTAACTCTTCCTCAGTAAATCCTTGAGTAGATGCGTAGGAACGTATTTCGGATGCAATAGTTTTTTGCTTATCCTCTTCTCCCCACTCCGGCAACTTTTCTACAAGTTTGCCATACTCCTCTTGGACAATATTTGCTCTCATCTTCTGAGCTTCGTATTCGTGTCTCTGCTGTGTTTGATACTGCTCACGTTGCAGGGCTTGCACCTTTTCCTGAGATTGTCGTAGTTCCTCTCTTTTGGTAACAAATTCTATTGGGTCAGTTTCCTTTAGGTTTTCCCAATCAACATCAGAATATTTAGTTAGTCCTTCTGCTGAATTAGTGATTATACCTTGTAAGGCTTCCATGTAATGCTGACGCTCTTGCTGGATGGTCGACATTTCAGAGTTATACTTCTGCTGAAGTGACTCTATATCTTTGCGATCACTGGCAATTTCTTGCGTCTTACGAGTGTAATCGGATTGTCGGCTATAGCCGCTAAGAAGTTCGTCAAGGCTGACTGCTACCTCTTCACCATTTACGGTGACAGCATACAGTTCCTCTTCCTCTTCACCTTCCGTTTCTTCAGATTCTTCCTCAGACTCTTCTACTTCTTCTTCAGACTCCTCTTCAGATTCCTCCTCAAATGATTCGTCTTCCTCTACGGGTTGAGACTCTTCTTCTTCGGTGGGTTGAGCTTCCTCAGTTTCAGGCTTTTCCTCTTCAGGTTCCAATAGGCTGAGTAATGCTTCTTGCGCCTCGGCTATACTTCCTCCGGGCGCGGTGGGTGGCTGTAATCCAGCCGGGGCTTGCGGGGCAATCTGCGTATCCGCCATAATTAAATTCCTCTTGTCAGATATATGGGTGTTGCTCGTCAAGAATCTTGTTCATCTGTCCGGTTTCAACTATGGACGTTAGATGACCACGAATCCTGTCAAGCAGTCGCATTGCAAGCCAGATAGATTCTCTGGCTTCCAAATCTGTAGAACCGCTACTACTCCAGCGATTCATTAAATCTTCTTTCAATACATCAAATGATTCTTTTAACAACTCGTCGTCTATTAATGATTGGGCTCGACGTTCCCGTTGTTCTTGATCCATTACTTCTTTTCAAGTTCCTTTATGATTTGATCCAATTCTTTTACAGGGCTTGGATTTAAGGGCGGATTCCACCACTTTCCCTGCCCCCTTCCGGTCGTTCCACTACGATTACCAGAGCCAGCAATAGCCGCCTTACCATGCGGAACCCATTTCTTGTTCCTCATGAGACAGGCTTATTCCTTAACATATGCCAACGTCTATTTTGACGAGCCCTTCTCTCTTTAGGGGTTTGGGAAGCGACATCTAATCGTTTTATCTCTTTGTCTAAGGAGTCCTTTACGGGAACTTTCTTTTTCTTCCATGTATGAAAAGGCTTCATACCAGTTGCCCATGACACTACTTTATCCATTACGTTTCTCCTATTGCTACAGCCCTGTTCTGTTGCCGTTCAAGATTTAGTTCTTCTATCTTCAGTTGTGCATCTACCGCATCTGCCGTAGCAACCTGTTGAATCTTCTGTTGCTTGACTTGTATGTCGGCTGCCTTTATCTCAAGTTCTTTATGCTTGAGTTGCATCTCCATTTCCTTCATCTGCTGTTCAGGATCAGGCTGTGGAGGAACTTGGTCTGGATCAGTGAGGAAGTCACTAACATTCTGAAAGCCCATATTCTTTATTAAGGCTGCCCCCATATTGTACATATTCTTCTGATTTACAATACTCAAACCACCCTTCATTGCGTCCCCAGCAAACTGAAGCATCGTAACAAGGTGGGACATCTGCTGGTCCTTATTTCCGCTACCAAGGGCAACAGAGACAGTGCAATCAAAGGAATCTTTCCAAGCATCCGGCCTAACCGGAATCCACTGATTGCGTAGCATTATGACTCTTTCCTTATCCTGATGTTTTTGCAATAGCATATATATCGCCTTCATCAAGTCCTTTACGCCTGTCTCTGCAAAGTTTCTTGCAATAAGCTCTACCCTCGATTGGGCAGCAGTCATTACAGAATTAACAGCAGAAGCAGTAGTATGAGAAGTAAGGGCATTGTCATTCAATCCTTGTGAGTATTTGTTGACACCAGCCCTAGACTCTCTCACACCATCAAGGTACTCAAGCATCTGGAACGAGTAAGGCTCCAAAGCGGGAGTAGGGAGGGGCATTACGGCGTTGGGGGATTTAACTCTAACTACTCCGCCCGGACGTTGGGTGAGTAGATCATCGAGATTCGCCTGCCCCTCTAGTACGGCATATCTTCCGTAGTTCTGGTTATAAGCGTTGTCGAGGAGCGTTCGTAGCATGGTACTCTTTATTAGCTGAAGGTCCATGACCAGATCAGCAACTGACAACCCAAAGAACTTATGCGGAATTTTAATTGGGGTTAGAGAGACAAAAGGAACAATATCTGCGGCTTCATTCTCTAATACTTTGCTACCGACAGTACATACCTTCCTTAGCTCGGTAATTCCATCTCCATCCCAATCTGTCTTTAAATAACTTTCATGTAACCAGTAAGTGCGTAAGCCTTCCTCGTTAGCTGTTCCAGAGTCTCCCCATCCTTCCCAGTATTTCGCTGACTTATCATACATATACCTCTCTAGCCTTTCCCCAGAAAAAGCCATTAGGTCTTCATCACCACCACCCAAATCTTCTGCGTCTAAATCCTCATCTGGGAACATCTCCCTTAATTCAGATAAGGTCTTTAACACCCGGTGACAAACAAACCTAGCGTCATTAATGTCTTTAGATTCTCTGGCTATAAGAAACTCTGAAGGAGGTACATTTTCTATCTTTATCTTGCCACTTTTTTTCTTCCTTTTAATAACAATATCATGTCTAGGCTCCAGATCAACCTCATATTGAGTATGTTCTACAACCTCTATATCATCATCTGTTAT